AGGTCGGGCCAGCCGGAAGACACCCACTCCAGGGCGCGGCCGTCGGCGGCGAAGTAATCGTCGCCGCGTACGACCGTCACGTCCTGGCGGATCGGGTCGGCCACCGCGTCACTCCTTCTGCCGCCGCCGCAGCCAGTCCGCCAGCCGCCGGGCGAGCGTCTGGCGGTCCGCCCGGGACGTGTCCCCCAGCGCGTCCGCCACGTCCGCCTTGGCGAGCCCCAGGGACTCCAGCCGCGACTCCAGGGCCACCTTTTCTTCCGCGCCGGGCACCGTGCCGCGGTCGCCCTCGTCATAGAGCACCGCGTAGCCGGGCGCCGCCCGGACGGCCGTCAGGGTCGCCGGCGGGGCCTCGGCTTCGACCACGACCAGGCCGGTCGGCGCCTCGATCTGGCCGGCCGGCGTGCCGGTCACGTCTGCCAGGACGATGCCCGCGAAGTCCGCGTCCAGCCGCGCCCGCCGCGGGTCGGCCGTCATGCCGGTGCCTACCCAAGGGGAGAGGATGGTTACTCTCATGGCGACGTCACCTGCAAGTCGTCCAGCCGGTCCGCGGCGTCGCCGCCGGTCAGGCCGACGATGATGGCCGCCTGGTTGTGCGTCGCCAGGGCGTACTGGATCTGGTTGGCCCCGTCGATCGTCGCGGTGATCGTCTGCCCCGAGCAGACGGCCCGGAGCCGGTAGTCGTTGCCGCCCACGTAGTCCACGGCCGTCGAGCTGGCCCGCGTCGTATCGACGCCGGCATTCCGCTCGATGATGCGGAAGGCGTTGTCGCCGGCCCGGAACACGACGTACCACCAGTTGTTCGCGTCGCTGTAGCGGACCAGGAGCCCGACGAAGCCCCCGGCGGCGGCCGGGTTGACCGTGACGGCCGCGGTGATGTCGGCCGCGGCGCCGGTCATCACGATGGCCCGGGCGCCGCCGGCGTTGGGGGCGGCCCGGCCGGACTGCACCGCCCAGGCGCCGGCGGCAACGGTCCACGTCCCGCCCACGTCCAGGGCCTTGCCGTTGAGATTGGTGCCGTTGGCTTCGGAGAAGTCGTCAGCCAAGAGGACGGCGGGGCCGGCCCGGCCGCCGCCGCCGAACGTGAGCCAGCGCCGGCGGCGCAGCAAGAGCTGCGGGTTCGCCGGCGACCGGCCCGCCGGCTGGCCGTCGCGCGTGAATAGCCGCTGCGGCACGGCGGACCTCGCGTTAGAAGACCACGGTGCCGATCGCGATACCCTTCGGGATCACCATTTCCGGGATGCAATTCTGGAGACTGTGCAGCTCGACGCGGGCGGGCTCGTCCCACTCGCGGAGCCACGACCAGGTGCCGAAGCGCTCGACGGCCGTGGCCATCGGGTTGTCCTTGACCGGCTCGCTGCCCTCTTGCATAGAAATCCAGTGAGGTCCCGGCTCGATCATGAAAGTGGCCTTGTTGCCGTTGAACCACCGGGCGTAGGTGCCGTTCACTTCCAGGCCGGTATCGACGATGAGCCACTTGAGCCACGGGCGGCAGCGGAGCGTGGCCACGAACACGCCGAGGCTGTTGCCGTCGGGGCCGGTCATGTCCGTCAACGTGTAGTCTGCGAAGACGCTGTTGACGCTGCCGCCCTGGGCCTGCGCCTTCGTGTTATTCAGGACGTGGTTCCAGACGACGCTGTCGGTGACGACCAGGCCGAGCGGGGCACCTACGAGTTGCTGGAAGGCGATGTTGATGGCGTCCAGGTCGCCGGGGATGTCCGCGGCCGCGTTGGACCAGGTCGTGTCGAGGATGGCGCCGGCGCCCAGCATGTTCAGGTCGGTCTTGTTCCCGGCCGGGATCAGGTAGTCGATCGTGAAGCCGGGCTGCCCGCCCAGGGACAGGACCGGGATCCAGTCGTCGCCGGAAAACAGCATGGAAAATGTGCCAGCGGTCAACAAGCCGGCCAGCTGGAACTCGCGGAAGTTCTCCTGCCGCTTCTTGAGCTGCCGGGCCTGGTTCTCCAGGTAAGTGGCGCCCATGCGGTCGCGCGAGCCGGCGTTCTCGCCCAGCGTGCGGATGTTGTGCAGCAGCTCGTAGTTGAGGTTGGCGATCTTCTCGTAGCTGCGCGGGAACGTGTTGGTCTGGCGGCCGACGGGGTTGGCCGGGACCGTGGCCGGGCCGGTGCCGGGGGCGCGGCCCTTGGCGATTGACCGGACGTTGTCAAACAGGTCCCAGCTGTAGGAACGGCCCGAAACCTGCTTGACGTTCGGCCCGCCGATCTGCATGCCGAAGTAGCGGGTGAGCGGGTTGCCCGGGGCGTAGATGCGGCTGACGATCCGCGTCACTACGGAAGGGGCCAGGACGTTTTGCAGGACTGCCATGAGCGGGCCTCATGGCCGTCGCTTCGGGCGGCGGCTTCATGTTTCCGGCGGCAGGCGGTGAAGCGGACCCGCTCTTCGGGAGCGACCCTAGCCGTCGGTTTTTCCCGGTCAGTTCAGGCGGACAACCGGCGGGGCCGGCGGCCGCACCAGGGCCACCGTGCCCCAGCAGCCCAGCAGGCCCCCGCCGCGCTCACACAACTCGTCCACGGTCAGGGTAACGCCCGGATCCCAACGGCCGTCATGCTCGCCAGGCCTGGTCCGGTAGTCGTGGAACGCCAAAAGGCCGCCGGGCTTCAAGACGGCCGTGGCCAGGTCGGCGTCGCGGGCCACGTTCGCGTAATCGTGGGCCCCGTCGATGAACGCCAGGTCGAACCGCTCGCCGTCGGCCGCCAGGTCCGGCAGCACCGCGGCGGACGTGCCCCGGCGGGCCTCGACACGCTCCGCCACGCCGTAGCGGCCCAGGCTGCCCAGGAAGCGCGGCCAGGTGTCTTCCGCCTCCGGCAGCGTGGCCCGGCTGTCGTGCGGGTCCACGGCCACCACGCGGCGGGCCGTCTGGGCCAGGCAGACCGTGCTGCGGCCGCACCAGCTGCCGATTTCCAGGACGTCCTTGCCCCGCGCCATGCGAGCCAGGGCGCGGCCCTCGGTCTCCGTTAGCCAGCCGGGCACGTCCGCGGGGAAACGGAAATCCGGCCCTTCGGCAGCGGCGGGCACGAAGAACCCCGTGCGGCGGATCGACTGGTAAGCCAGGTCGGTTTCCCAGTCGCCCCAGTCGTCGTTCGCGTAGGCCGTGCCGCCGTCGTAGTGCGACAGCCGCACCGCCCGCGTCGCCACGACCTTGCCGCCCAGGGCCGCCAGGTCCTGCGAAAACAGCCAGTCTTCCGACTCGCTGTTCGCGAAGTGCCGCCAGCGGCCGTCGGGCATCCGCTTGCGCTCAATGCGCGTCTCGAACCGGAACCGCACCCGCAGGTGGTTCTGCTCGTCAACGGCGTAGGCCCACGGCCTACGCAGGTCCAAGAGCATCAGGCCAGAGTTGACCATCAGCAGCTGGTTCGGCCCGGCCAGCCCCTCCAGATCCTCCGCGCCGAACGACTCCGGCAGGCTGCCGTGGACCTCCCGCAGCGTGAGCCGGCGGACCAGCCGGCTTGGGTCGGCCGCGTCGATGCAGCCGGTACTCGTCAGTCCGTGGCGGTCCTTGATCGGCACCACGGCGGAGACGACGTCGGCCCCGGTCTCGGCCATCACGGCCAGGAGCTTGTCGAGCCACCACGGCTCCGGCTCGATGTCCGTGTGGATCATCGCCAGGTGCGTCACCTGGTTCTGAGGGTCGTCGCGCAGGTCCAGCGCCTGGGCCAAGAGGGCGTTGAACGTCTGCGGCAGCACGCTCGATTTGTGCGCCCGCGGGAAGCAGCGCACCGCCCGCGTGGGCATCGCCAACAGGCCGATGGCGGCGCCGATGTCCAGGGTCCGGTTGTGCCCCGGGCAGGCCAGCATGACGAACGGGTCGGACACGGTGCGGCGTCCCCGGCGGCGGCCGGGCTCCCCTGCGGGCGACTCCCTTACGTGGCGACGACCAGCGTCTGGCCGTCGTGGACCATCTCGAACACGAGCCACTTGGTGGCGTCGGCGTTGGCGTAGACCTCGACGGCGGCGCCGATGATCTCGTTCGCCGTGTTCATGTTGATCGAGTCCGCCGCGGCGTCGTTGAAGACGACCATCGTGTCGGCGACGGCGGAAACGATAGCGACGTTCTGCGCGGCCTCGCCGTAGAACCGGTAGCGCAGCCCCTTGGCGATCGTCGGCAGCGTGAAGGTGACGGCGCCGCCCGCCCCCTGGTTGGTGAAGATGCTGTTGTTGTCCGCCGCCGTGACGGTGTAGTTCGCCGTCTTGGCCAGGACCTGCTTCCAGCCGGCCGAGTTGCCGACCAGGTCGTCGTCGAAGATGAACCGGTTGTACATCTGCGCCCGCGCCTGCTGGTCCAGGAGCAGGAGCTGGCCGGCGGCGACGTAGCCGGCAATGACGATCTGGCCAGGCCGGTTCACACTCAGGCCGTCGCCGTCGATCGTGCTGCGGGGCTCCCACAGGAAGCCTTCGACCAGCTGCGGGCCGGTCTGCGCGTTGGGCTGATAGTGCTCGTACAGGTTGTCGGCGGTGACCTTGCCCATGAGCAGGCCGTGCCGCAACTCCGTGGTCGGCGTGTTGCCGGCGTCGGACGCCGTGCTCTTGACGGTCACGCCCTTGAGCAGGTACCAGGTGATCGGGCCGAGGACGGCCGACCGCTCGTTCGTGATGGCCGCGGCCGACGGACCGGGCATCGCGCTGTAGCCGTAGAAATCGGGCACGGGCTTGCCTCCCTAACACGGGACAGAATAATTCTGTCCCATTCTGTCCCCTTGTTTTTCAGCACTAATCGCGGGCGCCGCCGGGGACCAGCTTGAAGAAGGCGTCCGCCGCCTTGTCCGCCTCCGCGTCGGTCTGGGGTGCACCCCAGATGCCCTCCGGCTGTGGCACCGGCGTGAGCGGGTCGCCGCCCTGGCTCAGGCGCTCGCGGTCGGCGGCGGGCCAGGCGCTGCCGGCGTCGTTCAGCTCCAGCGCCTCGATCCAGTGGGCGACCGGGCAGGGCTCCAGCTCGCCGGCCTGCGACAGCCGCAGCGGGGCCTTGTCCAGCTCGGCCAGGAGCTTGTCGCGGGTCGGCTTGCTCACGCGGCCGCTGGTGAAGAGGGCTTCGGCCCGCTTCTTGAGACCGGCCTTTTCCAGGGACAGGAGGCGCGTTTCGGTCGCCTTGACGCGGTCTTCGAGGCTCATGGTCATGGGGGGCGGCGCCTCCGGTTGGGGCGGCTGGGTACCAGGGTAGGGTTCCTCTTCCTTACTGGACTCGGCCGCGCTCTTCTTGGTCAGGGCCGCCGTCATGAGGCGCTCGACCAGGTTGTCGGCCGTGGTGTCCCCGGGCAACACCAACCCGATGCACGGGTCCGCCAGTGCCTTCAGCAACCCGTCCAGGTTGCCCGCGGCGGGGATTCGGACTTTCTTATTTTCCGCATCGTTGTCCGCAGTTGCAGACAAATCCGGCTTGCCCAGGTCGCCGGCGCCGGGGCGGCCGCCGTCGTCGTCGCCGTCGTCGTAGGCCAGGCGGTAGCCCGCCAGGCTGAGGATTATGTGCGATCCGGCCTGGCTGAGGGCCACCGGCTTGAAGGGCTTCTGCGGGTACTGCACGGGGCGCTGGGTCGCGGCCAGGCCGACGATGGACAGCCCGGGCCAGACGCGGCCCCGGCCGTCCTTGAAGTCCTTGCGGATTTCCGGGCTGACGAAGCGGATGGCCTTGAGGCGCTCGGCGTCCGCGTCGCCGGGGACCGTGACGACGGACTTGAGGAACCCTTCCGGGGCCAGGGCCGCCTGGTCGGCGCCGCCCAGGGCCGCCTTGCATGTCGCGGCCTTCAGGGCCTCCCACCGCTCCGGCGTATCGGCGACGGCCTCGGCCTGGTGCTCCCACGCCAGCGGGATCGGTACCCCGGCCAGCAGCATCTCCTGCATGCGCTGGCCGAGGTGCCGCACGTCGCCGGGCGTGCACCGGAATACGCGGCCGTTGGGCAGGTACCATTCGCCGGGGTACAGCACGTCTTTTTCAAACGTAGCCATGTGCGACAGGAGAGCAGGCACACCGCGGCCGCGGCGGTGTGGCCGCTAGGCTGCCGCGAAAGAAAGGCGGTGGGCGGCATGGCGAGCAAACGCTGGGTAGGGCGGGCACAGGCACGGGCGCAGGTCAACACGCTGACGGTCGGCGGCACCGTCGAGATCGGCGACCTCTTCCGGGTGACGATCGGCGTGCGGTTCGTCGAAGTCGCCGCCACAACCACCAGCACGGCCACGACGGCCGGCGAGATCCAGGCGGCCCTCGCCGCCAGCACGATCCCGGAGTTCCAGGAGATCAGCTGGACGGTCCTGGGCTCGGTGGTCACGGCCACGGCCCGGACCGCCGGCAAGCCATTCACGCTGGTCGCCCTGACCACCGAATCCAACGGCGGCGCGGCCGACGCCCAGACCTTCGTCAACGCCGCCGGCATCACGAACAAGAGCCCCAACGACCTCAACGACGCGGACAACTGGGACACCGGCAGCCTGCCCGCCGACGGCGACGACGCCTTTTTCGACAATTCGAACGTGCCGGTGTACTGGAACCTGGGCGCCCTGTCCGCCGTCACGCTCGCCTCGCTGAACATCGCCGCCAGCTTCACGGCGGACATCGGCCTGCCGGAAATCACGGCCACGGGCTATTTCGAGTACCGGGCAACCGAGCTGGCGATCGGCGCCACGGCGGTGCGAATCGGCAACAGCAACGGCAACGGTTCCAGCCGGATCAAGCTGAACACGGGCAGCGTGCAAACCGTCGTCGATGTGGGCAAGACGGGTAGTTCCGCGGAGAGCAACCTGGAAGCCTTCCTCTTCCGCGGCACGCACGCCTCGAACGTCGTGAACGTCAGCAACGGGTCAGTCGGGATCGGCGTGTTTAACGGCCAGGCCGCGACGGTCGCCACGCTGCGCGTCGCCGGCGGCCGGGTGCGCACGGGCCAGAACGTCACCCTGACCACCGTGCAGCAGTCGGGCGGCACGCTGGAGATCGCCTCAAACGCCACGACGGTGAATAAGAGCGGGGGAACGCTCACCATCCTGGCGGGGGCGTTCACCACAATCACCAACGACGACGGGCAGCTGGTCTACCGCTCGACGGGCACGATCACGACGCTGAACGTCGGGCCGCGCGGCGTCATGGACTTCAGCCAGGACATCCGGGCGCGGACGGTAACGAACGCCGTGGTGCTGGTGCCCGGAGCAACGTACAACGACCCGCACGGGACGACGGTACCGGTGAGCTTCGCGGCAGGGCGGTGGACGCTGCGGGACGTGACGATCAACGTGGGGGTGAACCGGGCCTATGCGGTGACTTAGGCCTGCCGGCCCAACAGCCGCCGCACCAGCCGCTTGAGCTTCGACGGCTTCCGCGGCAGCTCGACGCCCAGCTGCCGGGCGATCTGCTCGTACTTCCCCATCTCCCACAGCCGCAGCTCGGCGGGCGTCGCCGGCCGGACCATCGTTAGCGGGGCACCGTCAGCGGGGTCGCGGCCGGCGTCCACGTACAGCCAGTGGCGGCCGGACGGCGCGTGAAAGGCGACGCGGAACGGCAAGTGGTCGGTGTCGGTCATCGCTTCTTCGCCGCGGCCGCGGGCCTGGCCTGCGCCTCCAGGGGTGCCTTGCTCAGGGCTTCCAGCTTGTCGTGCAACTCATCGACCTCGTGCGTCCGCCGCGCCAGGGCCTCCTGGAACCCACCCAACTGGGCCCCGGCCGCCCGCAGGGCCTGCCACAGCTCCGCCTCGTTGCCGACGCACAGGCCGCGGCGGCCGTCGTCACGGTACTTCACCCAGCGGCCGTCCGGCAACTGCTCAATCCGGAACCCCAGCCCTTCCACTGCCACGGCTTACCCTCCCACGATGTACGGCCGGAACAACTGCTGCCCGGCCGTGGTGTGCCCCTCCGCCACGCCCGCCGCCATCGCCGCCGTGTCCACGATGTCGTCGTGCGCGTCCTGCCTGGGGTCGCCCGTGAACCGCAGCAGCTCGGCCTCCACGTCTTCTAGCGGGAACACCGGGTCGTCGGCCGGCAGCCACAGCCGGCCCGCCTCGGCCAGGTTCAAGAGCTCGGCCGCCCGCTCCAGCTTGTCGCCTTTGGGGACCAGCTCGATCACGTTCATGCGCGGCTCGGACCGCCGGGCGATCTGCACGACGCCCTTCTGCGTGCCGCCGCCCTCGATATAGACCTTCTGGGCGTGGTGCCGGGCGTACTGCTGCTGGACGAGCGGGACGATGTCCGGTACCTCAACGCGGACGCGCAGGCAGCCCGTCCAGACCAGCTCCCCCGGCGGGACCACCAGCCACGCGGAAATCACGGTGTAGTCGGGGTCGTCCTTGACGACCTCGGCGACGGTCGAGGCGGTGTCTACCGTGAGGAACCGGCCGCGGACTTGCTCGGCGCCGACGTGCCGGGCGATACTGCCGGCGGCCGACCAGGCGGACGGCAGCAGGTGCAGCCCAGTGCCGCGCGGCCGCCAGTATTGCAGCCACTCGCGCTTGAACCGGCCGCCGGCAACGGCGTCCCAATCGCCGGCCAGGAGCTGGGCCCGCGTGACCGGGTCCAAGTGCATGAGGCTCTGCTCGTACTCGGCGGCGTCCAGCGACGGGTTGTCCGCCAGTCGGGCCGGCACGAAGACGCGGCCGGGTGCCCGGTCGGTCAGGAACCGCTTCTTTACCCACTCATGCCCCCGACCGCCGGGGTTGGAGGCCCCACGCATCCGCAAGGGCACGCCCACGCCGGCCCGCCGGCGAAGGCGGCTGAACAGGTAGCGGTAGCGGAACTCGCTGTGCTGGGTCAGCTCGTCGAAGCCGACGAGCTGGTACTCCGCCCCCTGGTACTGGTAGACGTCGTCGTCGCGCTCCAGGTAACCGAACGTGACCGTGGCGCCGGAGGGGAACGTCCAGCGCTTGTTCTGGGCGTTCCAGTCGGCCCGCCCGCCCCACCACTCCTTGGAGCGCGGGATCAGGGCGTTGGGCTGCATCAGGTCCGGGAAGGACTGGCGCAGCAGGAGCGCGGCGTAGCCCGGCACGTCCGCGTACTGGGCGGCCGCCATCAAGAGGGCGTCGGACTTGCCGCCGCCGGCGGCACCGCCGTAGAGCGACTCGCGGACGTCAGCCAGGAGGAGGAACACCCGCTGCTTGGGGTGCGGGGCGTGCGGGATCCACGGGTTGCGGTCCACTTTCCGCCGGTACTCCCAGGCCCGCCAGTCCCACGAGGGCGGCCGCGGCTGTGATATCGGCGGCGGTGAGGGTGTCGCGCTGCTCAAGGGGCTTGCCTCCGCTGGTCACGTCCACGCGCAAGGGCTTCTTGGGTTCCAGCATGCCCAGGTGCCGCAACAACTTCTCCAGGGCCGCATCCTTGCTCCACAGCTTGAACTCCGTCGTCTCCACTTCCACGGCGTCGTCGCCGGCCCCCTCGAAGTAGCGCTTGACCTTTATGCTGGAGAGCGCCCGCCTGGCCGCTTCGGGGATGTCCTTGGGCGGCCGCAGCTTGAGGGCGTCGCCGGCGAAGTCGAGGACCCGGCCCAGGTCGCTGAAGGCGATCAGGGCGATTTCTTGCAAGACGCGATCGGCGGTGATCTGGATCCGTTCACTGCGGGCCTGCTGGGCGGCGGCGATCGCGGCGGCAACGTTATTTTTCGTTATGAGCTGCCGGCCGATGTTGGGGTCCTTGTACCCCGCACGGCCGGCAGCCGCCGTGGCGTTCAGATCGATCAGGTACTCTTCGACGAAGCGCTGCTGCTTCGGGCTCAGTCCGGCCATGCACCCAGCGTAGCGGCGACACGCAGCCCGGCCCGGCGCGTGAAAAACCCCGCCGGCCTTCCCACGCACAACGCGGGTCGCCCGGCGGGGCCGGAACAGAGAAGAGGCAGGCGGCAGGGTAACGGCGGCGCAAGTAGGCCACGCAGTCAGCTGCTCCGCGCGTCAATGAGACGGCCTCAGGGTGCCGCGTAGCGCCACCGCCCAACAATCGCAGTGTAGGGTGTCCCGTCGGGGAAGAACCATCCCCGGCCGTCTCGCACGAGCAGGGTCGTCTGCCGCCCCGTGCGGACCTGGAGCAGCCTCCCCTCCGCCGGCATCCACACGCCGAACCGCTGCCACCCCGCGGGCCGCAGCCACTCTTCCTGAAGCACGTACTGCCGCAAACGTTCCTCGCGTTCCGGCCCGGCGGCCCGCCATAAGATGGGGCATACGCTCATGACGCCGAGGCACACGGCCAGGGCGGCAGCGGCAAGGATCAGGCACTCTGCAATCTTCTGGTACATGGCGTCACTCGTACAACACGATGATGTTCTCCGCTTCCGTCAGCTTTGACTGTGCCGCAGCGTACTCGGCGACGGCCGCGGCATACGCCCCATAGGCGCTCGCATAGTCGTCGCTGGCGTAGTTGGCCTCTTCGTAAGCCAAGTCGTAGTTGGGGACGTTAAACCAGGCCGACCTGTAAATCGCGGACTTACTTGCAGAGCTGCTCCCGCAGTGTGGCGTCGCGGGACCAGGATAACGGCAGCCAGGGCGGGGTGCAAGGGTCAGGTCCGCTCGGCCCGCCGGGACAGCAGCTCCGACTGGGCCGCCACGCGCTCGGCCAGCGAGCGGACCAGGGCATATAGCCCCCGCGCCTGCCGCACTTCCCGGATCAGCCGCGCCACCTGGGCGGGGTAGTCGGCCGGGCGCAGCGGTACGACCGTGCCCCAGCACAGCCGCTCCAATTCGTCCAGCTCGGCCGGGGTCAGGGGCTGTTCCAGCGCGTCGCTCATTGCCGCAACCCCCCCCCCGCAGCACGGCCTGCTCCAGCTCCGTTAAATCCCAGCAGGCCAGCACCACGTACAGGCTGCCGCCCAGGTGCCGCAGCAAGAGCGGATCCCCGGTCAGCTCTGCCCCTCAGTTTTGCGTCGGTAGTCGAAAGGCACGAACTCCCACCCGGGGAACAGATCAGCCATTTGGGCTACGCTGGTGCCTTCAAAGACCGTCCCCGTCTCCAAATACACTTCAAAGCGACGTTGCGGGTGATTCCAAGCGACCCATTTTATCGTGCTGTAATTAGGCGACCTCGTTACGACTGTGCCGTCCGGGTATCTGCAAACAGACTCTCCGAAGGGCAGCAGATCGTCGGGATCGTATTCGTCCTCCGAGTAATCCAAGACCAATCGCATCCACGGTAGCGGTACGAAGGGCAACTCGATCTCTGCCCTCCCGAAAAAACCCCGATCGTTGTCTTCCTGGTAGGACCCCTCCCTGATTTGAACGAAGACGTGAAAAGTGCGGAACAGCTCCACGGCGTAACCGGCGGGCTCATCCCTGGTTTCCATGACCGTCCTCCTTGCAGCTGGAGCACAGCTCCGGCCCGACCCACGCGCAGCCGCCGACGCAACTCTCCTGGTCGCTGCACCCGCAGCTCAGGCAACGCCGGGCCGCCAGCTCGTCGAGCAGCTCCACCAGCTCGGCCGCCGTCTGCCGCACCGCCCGGATGCGGCCGTCGTTGCCCGGCGACGACTCCAAGAGGCCGATGCGGTTCCGCAGCCGGGTGAGCTTGCCGGCGGCCGCACGGGCCAGGTCGCGGAACGCCTTGCGGCCGGGGGTCAGTTTGAACTTGGACATGATTAACCCTCCTGCTGCCGCTGCAGTGCCGGCAGCTGGTACACGTTCCGCAGCACCCGCCGCGGTGCGTCCAGCTGCTTCTGCCCCAGCGGCAGCTTCCACACGGCCAGGAGCGCCGCCAGCAGGCCGGCGTCCGTCTGGGCCT